CTCCAGACGTGGGAGTCGCAAGTCTCGGTCGATGATCTAAAGATTGCAGCGGAGATCAAAGCCTGGGCTGATCAGTACCGGCCAAAGATGATCTGTTATGACAAGTATGCAACGCAATCAATAGCAGAACGCCTTGCCAATGCAGGCCAGATCATTCAGGATGTATCGGGTCAGCAGTTCTATCAGGCTTGCTCGGACTTACTAGACGGACTCGTGAACAGTCGAGTAGTTCATAACGGGCAAGAAGAGCTGATTAAACAGATGAATAATTGCGCCGCTAAAGTCAACGATTCAGCATGGCGAATTGTAAAGCGTAAGAGCGCTGGCGATATCTCTGCACCGATCGGCTTAGCGATGGTTGTGTCGATGCTACTTAAACCGCAACAGATAGCGCGAATCTACACGGAATGACCTACATGTAGTGTATAATTGCGACCTATGGGTATCCTTTCGCGCCTCACAGGTGCAACACCGAAGGCCAACGTTGAAGCGCAATACGCACCGCAGGTTCTAGGTGAGTATTCACCTTACGCGATGCCCTTCCAGTTCGCCTACGTCGGACGGACAGAAGCTCTCGGAGTCCCAGCGCTAGCGCGTTGCCGTAACTTACTCGCAGGGACTATCGGCGCTATCCCACTTGAACTTTATAAGAAGTCAACAGGTGAAGAATTAGGCAAGCCTCTCTGGCTCGATCAACCTTCGTATCACCAACCTCGATCAGTAACGATCGCTTACACAGTCGACTCACTTCTATTTTATGGACAAGCCTTCTGGCAAGTAGTCGAGACTTATCAGGAAGATGGTCGCCCATCACGATTTAACTGGATCGCTAACAGCCGAGTAACCGCGACACTCGATCGCGATAACATTTTCGTAAAGTCATACGCCATCGATGGCACAACAGTACCGATGGATGGCCTCGGCTCACTCATCACATTCCAGTCACTCAATGACGGCATTCTTAATACTGGCGTATCAACGATTCGATCTGCTATTGATATTCAGAAGGCCGCCGCAGTTGCAGCAGCGACACCAATGGCCTCAGGATATATCCGTAACTCTGGTGCTGATCTTCCTCCAGCAGAAGTTCAGGGACTACTAGCCGCATGGAAGAATGCTCGCCTTAATCGATCCACGGCTTATCTCACATCTACCTTGCAATATGAGGCCGTAGGTTTTAGCCCTAAGGATATGATGTATAACGAAGCGATCCAGAATCTTGCAACAGAAGTTGCTCGCCTTTGCAACGTGCCACCTTATTACGTGTCGGCAGATCAGAATACGACGATGACCTACGCGAACGTTCAGGATGAGCGTCGCCAATTCCTCACACTATCTTTACAGCCATTTATATCAGCCATCGAAGATCGTCTTTCAATGGATGACATAACAGCCCGTGGCAATATCGTTAAATTTGATATTGATAAGAATTATCTGCGGACAGATCCACTTGCAGAACTAGCAGTCATTCGCGAGATGCTTGATCTCCAGTTAATCACCCAGGAGCAAGCGATGGCCATGACCGATCTAACACCTAACGGAAGCGAAGGAATCATATGAAAGAGATGCTGACCTTTTCGGCAGAACTTACAGCGGATGCGTCAGAGCGCACCATCTCAGGCAAGATCGTTCCCTTTAATGGCGAGGTCGGAAACACTTCGGCCGGTGCCGTAGTCTTTGAGCGTGGCGCGATTAACATAGCTGATTCAAGCAAAGTGAAGCTCCTATTAGAGCATGATCCTAAGCAGCCAATCGGCCGCGCTCAATTCTTTAATGAGACAGAAGAAGGAATCTTTGCTTCATTCAAGATTTCTAAGTCATCCAGAGGAACCGATGCACTCATCGAAGCCTCAGAAGAACTTCGTACTGGTCTATCAGTCGGAGTTATGGTCAATGCAGCAAAGCCTAAGAATGGCGTGCTGTATGTATCGAGTGCCGACCTACTCGAAGTAAGTTTGGTACAAGCAGCGGCATTCAAGTCTGCGGCAGTAACCGATATAGCGGCATCAGAAGATGAAGCCGTTGAAGAAACCCTACCTACAGAAAGCGAGACAGTCGTGGAAGACACAACAGTCGAAGCAACACCAGTAGAAGCCGCGGCTGTGGAAGCTGCTCGCCCTACAGTAACAGCAATGGCTTACACAAAGCCACGCATTGAAGTAACAGCTGCGAAGTATGCAGAGAACACAATCCGCGCAGCACTCGGAGACGACACAGCTCGTCAATGGATCGCAGCAGCAGCAGATACAACAGACAACGCTGGTCTAGTACCAACACGTCAGCTATCTGAGATTATCAACCCACTCGGTACAACCATCCGCCCATCAATCGATGCAATCTCTCGCGGAGTGCTTCCAGATGCAGGTATGACTTTCGAGATCCCACGCATTACAGCAATGCCAACAGTTGCAATCGAGCCAGAAGGCGATGCATTCTCTGATACAGATCAGACCTCAAACTTCTTGAGCGTCTCGATCTCCAAGTACGCAGGACAACAGGTATTTTCTGTAGAGCTTCTCGACAGAACTTCTCCAGCATTCTTTGATGAACTCGTTCGCAACATGGCAGCGGCTTACGCAAAGACAACAAACGCAGCAGTCAACGCGGCACTTATCTCAGGTGCAACAGCAGATGCAACCACAACAGTAACTTACCCAACAGCCGCCGAACTCCTCGGAATCGTTGCTCGCGGTTCAGCATCTGTTTATGGCGCAACAGCCGGACTTGCTAATCCATTCGCTCGCAATATGGTTGTATCTACAGGACAGTGGTCAAACATCATGTCACTCAACGATGCAGGCCGTCCAATCTACACAGCTTCACAGCCACAAAACGCAGGCGGAGCAGTAGCACCTACATCACTCACAGGTAACGTTGCAGGACTTAACCTCTACGTCGATCCTACGAACGGCGGAGACGGCGATGGAACTATCCTCATCGTTAACCCAGATGCTTACACATGGTACGAGAGCCCAACCTACCGCCTACGCGCTGAATCAACAGCAACAGGTCAGGTCACAATCGGCTACTACGGCTACGGCGCAATCGCAACCAAGGTTGCAGCAGGCGCATTCAAGAATAACAAGGCGTAAGCCACCTAAGTCGCTGGCTGGGTAGTGCCCTTCTACCCAGCCAGTCTTTAGAAAGGATCAGAGCATGGCATTGACAACAGTCACAGAGCTTCGCACCGCCCTAGGCGTTGGAACTCTCTACACTGATGCAGTCTTGCAATCTGTCTGCGACGCAGCGGATAACGTACTCTTGCCCTTTCTATGGAAGAATCAGCAGTACATCATCGCTCATGGCAACACAGGCACAGTCGGCACTCTCTACTTCGATCAGAACATTCGTGAAGTATTTTACGTCGGACAATCAGTAGTTATCTCAGGCGCTGGCGCTAAATATAACGGTACAAAAACTATTACAGGCGTCGATGCTCGATCATTTAACATAACTACGACTCACACCTCAGACAATCCACGCCACACAGTCGAACCTTTCGGAATAGCAGCGGCTGAGACTTACACAGACTATTCAACGATTCCAGCGATCCAAGAAGCATCGCTCATGATCTGCATCGACATCTGGCAAAGCAGGCAGAGCCCTTCAGGTGGATCAGTAACAATCGATGGCTATACACCTAGCCCTAATTATCGCCTCGGGAACACACTCCTAGCACGCGTACGCGGAATGCTTGCACCTTATCTCGATCCGAGATCGATGGTGGGCTAATGGCCGCCATATCAACACTACGCGCAGGACTCGCAGCAGCTCTAGTCGATAACACTAAGTATTCAGTATTCGCATTCCCTCCAGCCACGCCTATTGCTAACAGCGTTATCGTTGCACCGGCCGATCCTTACATCACTCCATCTAACGGCTGGCGAAACACTATCGCGCCTATGGCTCACTTTACTATTTCCGTCATGGTGCCACTTCTAGACAACGAAGGCAACCTTAACGGAATTGAGGACAACATCGTCCGAGTCTTTAATAAACTCGCGGCGTCCTCATACACCTACAACGTCACAGAAGTATCGGCGCCAGCCGTACTAAGTGCCGTGTCCGGTGACTTGCTTACCTGTAATATCAACGTGTCAATCTTGACAGAATGGACTTAACCATGACCGAATTGGAACAATGGGAAAAAGATAATGAAGCATTCCTGATCAAAATCGGTCAGGTAAAACCAGCGGCTGCAAAGCCAATTACTAAGAAAGACGAGGAATAAATCGTGGCAGTATATCTAAGCAACGGAGTAGTTCTAACTGTCAACGCGGTTGATCTCTCTACTCTAGTTACAAGCGTTACCCTTAACCGATCATTCGATGAGCTCGAAGTAACAGCAATGGGCGATAACGGACATAAGTTCGTCAAAGGCCTAGAAGCATCTTCAATCACAATCGATTTCCTCAATGATGAAGCAACATCTAAGACTCTTCAGACATTGAACGCACTAGTTGGAACCAACACAACAGTCACACTTAAGCAGACTTCTGCAATCACATCTCCTACAAACCCACTTTACACAATGACATGCCTGGTCAATAACATCACACCTATTAATGGTGCTGTTGGCGATCTATCGACTCAGAGTGTAA